GACGCAGGATAGCGCTCAGTTCGGCTGTCTCAAAATGGTTCGTTGCTGATCATAAGGCAGTGGGTCGTCGCGTGCAAAACATGCACCTGAAGACTCCCTTGCTTCTTGACCCGCAATCAACAGTGCTTATGACTATTTGTTTGATGTGCCTACCAGCAGTTGCTGCGGTGCCTCTCGAACAGCGAAGTCACACGGGCATGAATATTATTTTGATACCTTTGATCACCATTTTTTTCCAGGCAGCTTACAAGTTTGTAGTGGAGTATATCTCCCACCCGAACGAAACTACCACTAAGAAGAAGAAGGAAGATTGGCACTTTGACGTTGAGGCCAACAGGCCATACACGTTCAATGCCAAGACTATGTCACAGGAATTGGAAGTGGACCATGATGAACCACATGAATTGGCCTTTCACCTTGCAGAGGAATTTGAGGACGAGGAGGCTGCTGACTCTATGTTGCGCTCTTTGATGAGCCGGCTTTATTATGAGTCGGTGTTTTCCCGCTCCCCTTTGTTTGAGTGGTCGGCCAATTATGAACTCGCAACCAGATGGTATATCTTTCTGTCGCCAATCATATGCGGCTTTTTGATTGCTCATGCTGGCAAGTTGCTTGCTGCTCTTGCAGTGGCAGTATTGCTTTTCTCTGGTTGGCACGTTTTCAGCGCTCTAGCGTTACTTTATCTGGCATATGATGCCTTGTTTTGTGATTCGAAAGTAGTTGAACTCTTGCGCATCAAATTTTTGACATGCAGATATGTATCTAGCACTGTTGACAATAGCAGGTGGGCTATTATGGCTCGTGCTTTTCACTTGGACTATTCTTTGATTGCCCCTGTAATGAAAAATATGAGCAAAACTTCTTGGTTTGATCCCTTTATTTCCATGTTGTATGAAGTTTGGTTAATCAACCCTAAAACCATGGCCAAAGACGAGACTATCAGAGTCTTGACCGTGGTAATCAAATTCATATACACGTATGTCGGCAAAGAGTATCACGTTTCGTTGTTAGCATGTTTTCTTCCAGATGAACAGCCTTTCTTTATGGCTTTGGAGGATCCTTCTGACTTTGAGACGCTCACATTGACGTCGAACGAGGCACTTCCAGTGCCTAAAGAGATCGATACGGACAGTGAATCTACGCATAGCACCATCGACGATTTGGAGGTGCCCTCAACTGACCGAGTTTCCCGCTTGATCAGTTTGACTACGGGAATCACTGAGATGGCAGAAGCCATGGAAAAGACACTGAAAGACCGTGACATTAACACTATCATGATGTGTGCCGCGGCTGTGTTTACCGCAATTCCCTGCATGGCAGGTATAATTGCGCCTGAACAAGTGTCGAAGACTCGTCAATCGGTCGCCAATTCTTTTGTACCAGGTTTTGGACTGGCAATTGGTGGAGCTTTTGCTCTGCTGAAGTTAGTCAACCGGGTAGCATGGGCTACGGCTTCGGCCGATCCTGCTGCTACTTTCTTGGGTCTATGCACTGCTAATGAGAATGACCTATATCACTTTTAAAAGGTGATGTCACTCATTCAAGCCGGTCTGTGGGAAGCCGAGGGCGTTGATTTGAGCAAAGAGCTCGGAAATGCTGCTCGACTACAAGAGAAATGGGAGATGGAATTAACACATCCCAAGAACAAAGGTAGTACAAAACTCAAGAATTCGTGTATGCGTTTGACAACAATCATCCGCACTATCATGAATGAATTGAAAACCACACATGGAAGGGTTAGACCGTTCACTTTGACGTGCAGCGGAGATCCAAGTGTTGGAAAAACGAATTGGGTAAACCAGAATGCCTATTTATTGGGCAATATGCTGGGGCACAGCCATCCTTACATCAGCCATCGTCAGCAGACTAAGTTTGATGAACAGGTTAGGCTGGGCACCAATGTTGTTGTTTGTCACGATATAGATCAGGTTGACATAAAATACAGGGAAATTCCTGTTGCCAGCCTGCTAATGACACTCAACGAGTCTGGTTCACGCGAAATCAATCGTGCTGCGGCTGAAGAGAAAGGAATTAGTGTCTATAACCACGATGGTTTGATGATGACTATGAACAAGGACTTTCTGATCCATGAAGGCAAGGATAATGAGGCTATTTTACGACGACTGGGCCATTTCTTCTATTTTGACATTCGAAAAGATTGTAAGAAAGAGGATGGCGGATTTGACGTGGAAAAAGTTAAAAAACTTCCTGCAGGTGTGACGCCCTATCTATTTAGAATGGGCAAGCTGCTTGACGACGGTAGTGGAGAGATCAGATTTCACCCTGCCGGCGATTGGATGGATGAAAAAGAATTTTGGATTGTTGTTCGACACCTCATTGAGGAGTGGAAAAATACCAAAAAGTTTTCCCAAGCCAACGTGCAGTCCAAGTCTACCATTTGCTTGCATGGCTATCCCAACAAGACCTGCCATCATTGCAAGAATGGAAATTTGTTCATGCCTGTTTCGACTCCTGAAGAAGACTATGAGGACGTACTTCAAAACCGTTCCATACCGTCTGATTGGGAATTGAAAATACAGGTTACAGCGGATAAAGACCTCGCTGATCAAGTAGCGCAGGAAAAAGGTGAGGAGTGTTCCAAGACAGACCAGCGGACTCGTGTCGAGAATCGATACAGTCCGGCGGTCAGTAATAACTCCGTACCCCACCGCTACAATGCCCCTATCAAGCAAGGATGGGCCCCCAAATGGCCCAAAAAGACTGGCAGAAAGAGGGTAGCAAAAACAATGGCAGCCGAATCAGGAGGCTTTTTAGCCAACACCTATGCTTTATGCACGGTTGTCATCTGTAATTACAAAGGCGGCACTGAGTTTCTCCGTGGCCTCCTAGGGATTTCATATGCTGAAGCGCGTAACACGTATCGCAACGGAGCCGGTCTCGGCCTGTTCGCTTTGATGGTTCAACTTTACCTCATCGCTGCTTTTTCGTTCGGTTCTGTGTACTGCCTCGTGGCAACTTTGTTGGCGTCTGCTTTTATGTTCGCTAGCTATGTGGTCACAACAGCAGCTCATAAGGTGATTCCAAAAGCCTTGATGAAGGACTACGAACAGCATTGGGAAGAACTCACGCAGTGGGAAAATTCTAATTTGCGTCGTTGGTTCTCCAATCCATTCAAAAGTAGGTCACGCAAGATCTCTGCTGAGGATTGCCTATTAATTGCATCCGGTGTGCTTAGCCTTACGGTTTTAGCCACCGAGTGGTGCAAGTGGAGGTCCAAGCACAGAGCCGTCTGTATGGACCTGCGGCAAGAAGAAACAACACCTACCCCACCCGTCGAAGTCACTAAGGCCGTTCAAGATGATAAGGTCATTGAGACCGACATTGCGCCCAGAGCTGCGCCTGAGGTTCCAGAAGTGGAGGATGTAACAACTTTGCACTCCTACAATACTACTGGTACCGAACGCATGGCGATGGTCGGCAAAGCGGTGCATGTGGTCAATACAGGGAAAACTTGGGAGGCACTAGCGGTCTCTCCTGTACCCAATCTGGATGAGTCAGCACGCACTGGCACCAGAGAACATGTAGTTGGAAAATTGCACAAGAACACTTTCGCTATTACGCTCACGTTTACCCTGAATGGTGGCGTGGAGAAAGTTGTGAGAGGACATGGGTTTAAAATTACACCCAGTCTGTTGGTGACGAATAAGCACTTCTTTGAGAGCTCGAAAACTAATGCACCGATGGACATTGACCATTTCCAAATCGAGATGCGTGGATCGCAACCCGGTAAGACATATAGCAACTTGAAGGCCAACAGATTCTTTCTATCGCCAGATCGAGATTTAGCTTTTGTGCTTATTGTAGGTGGCACTACGTGTCCAGATCTTCGCAGGTTGTTGTCTAAGACGCACGATCCCTCCAACAGGAGTGGTGAATATCTATTTTACGATAAGGATGGGAAATATGTGCGTTCCGCTTTGACATCATGCCAAGCTGAGGTTTCTACCTCATTGGATCATGGATCGGTTACAAAGGTGCGACCAGCGTCACAATCGCTGATCGATTCCATGCCTAAAAATGGAGACTGCGGGTGTCCAGTAATAAGTGACAAAGACGGTAAAGAGTGTTTCATTCTTGGATTGTTCACGGCTGGCGATGATAAAAAACCTGTGTCTTCAATGACAGGTGTGGAGTACTATGCAGTTTGGCACACACGAATCAGCTTAGCCGATTTAGAGGAGGCTGAAAGAAATTTTATAGCCACCACTGAGTATGTTGGTGAGCTGATACAAGCCCCCCTGACTGGCGAGAATGCCAAAGGTGATCGCATTGAGTACGGCAAAGATCCACATGTACGCAGTTGGGCCAATTGGACCACTGAAAACGGTGAATTGCTGACTAGCATACACGGCATAGCTGATAGAAATTCCAGCAGTCGTAGTTCTATGGTGTGCAATTCGATGGGTCCCTATTACAAGGAGTCGGGTTTGGCTGTGCCAACACATGCACCAGCAGTGATGAATTACAACAAGTCCATGCACGCGATCGCGCCTTTTTTGGCAGGTCATGCGCAGGATTTTGATTGGGACGTCATGGATAGAGCCATTGACTTGTTCTTGGAGCCTATGAAGGAAAACTTGGCTGCCATTAAAGAGTCACTCAAGGAGAAAGGATTGGATTGTTCTAAACCATTTTCCATGGATCAAGCCTTAAACGGTATCGACGACACATCTTTTGATAGTATGAAGTTGGCTACTAGTGGAGGCGATGGCACAAAGAAAAGAGACTATGTCCATTACAATCCAAACGACGGTAACTATGTGTTGAAGGAAGATTTCGCACACAAGTACCAAGAGGCCGAGGCCAACGTTATTATGGGACTCGGCACGGAGTCAATTGGGCAAATCCTCCTTAAGGATGAAGCCCGGAAAGTGGAGGAAACTGGTGACAAGCAGCGCGTAGCGCGGGCTTTTTGTGTCCCATCTTTCATCCATTATCTTATGGCTAGGAGGATTTTGGGTCCTTTGGCGACTGTGGTCACCATGAACCCAGATATCTTTCACACAGCAATCGGCACCGATAATATGGGAGGTGATTGTTCCCAGCGTTACTCCAGAATGTTCGAAGAAGGTTTTGAAAATTATGCCTTTGACGCGGACTATAAGAAACAGGATGTGACGCAAGGCAGGCC